CACCTGCTACCGCACCTGCGGCATCTGGGCCACCACTAATTGCACCTGCTGTTTGGGCAGCGTTATCCTCTAGTAATGCCATGTTTATCTCCTTTTGTTTTTACGACGTTCTGCTTTACCTGTACGTTCCATTATGATTGCCTTCCTTCTAACCCGAATCGGATTAGACTACTTGAATATGTTGGGACTACGTTCTGACTCCAACATCCGTTCTCCCAACCGTTATTAAATGAGCCAACGGTAAATCCTGTGATCGTGTTGTTATAACCGTTAGGCTGACCTGCAAGGGCGCTGTCATTTAATACATCTCCTGTACCCGTACCACTCATAATAGAAATGCTCCCTGCCGCATAGGTCGGGCAGATAGGGTCCTTTAAAGAGTTTTGAGTATTTGCTCCCATTAGCTTTGTCTACCTGTATTGCCGAACGATACCAATCCGCTTGAGTATGTTGGTGTAATGTTTTGGCTATTACACACATTAGTCCATCCATTGTTGAATCCACCAACACGCGCAACTCCAATAGCTATATTGCTCCAATTATTTATATATCCATTGGCGCTTCCCGGTTTTGCGCTGTCATTAAGAAGGTCACCTGTTGTGCTACCTGAATTTACCGATACTGTGCCTGCCGCATATGTTGGGCATATCGGGTCTGCTAAAGAGTTAGCCGCGTTGACTCCCATATTTAATCCTCCTCTGTGAGCGTTGCTATCTGCTCGGGTGTTAACATCATTATTGATTTCAATGTTCCTATCAAACGCCTGTTAGCATCACGGGCGATAATATCATTTGTTTCGTTTGAATCCGCATAGCTTGGATACCAACCGCCTATCTTTTCAATGTAGAGCATGACCTCTTTACCTGGGGCTGAATCAAAGCAAGCGTGAATATTACTCTTTAAAGCTTTAGCTTCGTTGACGGTCATTCTTAATCCTTTCACATAATTTCAATTCACATGTATGTAGATGGTCAATAAAATCCTTTTGCGATCCATTCACAAAGTGACCGCAATATCCGCACCATAAATTGTATACAATTATTTCACTCATTGTGGTTTGCTCGGCATTGCTACGCCACCTGCCGCCTTTGCTTTAGCTAGGTTCAAATCAACAGCGCTACCATCCTTCACAGTAGCCGCACCCTGCGCCGCTTGCTCCATTTGATGCTGTTGTGCCGCCATCTTGCCTCTTACTTCCCGCAACTTCTGGACTTCTCCATCATCACGCAATACCCTGTCGGGAGCTCCGGTTATTGCCCATGCTTCATCAATTACCTTATCAGGATCCACCTTGTCCGTAACCTGTGGCGCAAACTGACTCATCTGCCCTACTAGTGTCAATCCCTGGACAAGCGCATTTAACTCGCTTCTACGCTGTGCCTGTGCCAACACACTGATACAGTCAATCTCATACTCTGGATTCTGTCTAAACTCATCAGGAGGTCTTGGAAGACGTCCCCTGCGGGCTAGGATGCCTATTGTACGAATGATAATCGGATTAAGCATCTCTGATATATACCTTCCTACTGCGGGGCCTAATAGGGTCATTTTCTCGTTAATCCGCTCCATGACCTCTGGATTGTTCATGCGCTTGTCAATTTGATTGAACGCAAGGAAGATATCGTTATACATCAATGAAGTCACACAATGTGTGTAATACTCAATAGCTTTAAGACCTGCCTCTGGATTAGCGCCGCCTTGTAGAGTGATGATGTCTGCAGCGCCCCTATCCATAACTTTCTTATTGTAATAGTTGATCGCTCTAGGATTCTGATTGAATGGCATAATGAACGCATTGTCTGGTACAGCAATAGCCGCATCAGTCGCTTTCATAAACGCTCGTAAGTTTGTCTTTGCAATCGCATTGAGTATACGGGCAAAAGGTAAAGCTTTCATCCCTGGCCCATATCCCCAAACAATCGTTGGCCGCTTATCAAACCTATGACAGAACGCCGGGAACTCTTGGTAACCGCCTTCATCAATAACAGTCTTATTCTCTTCATCCAACCACAGCGCTTCTATTGGCATATTCTTACGGTCAGACTTTTGAACCTCAAGTATGTATCTCTTGGCGATGTGCAACAGAAACTTATGTGTATTAGTCCCTCTAGTCTCCTGCTCACATTCTCTTTGCATTTCAGTTGATAGCTTGTCTTTTCCCCAACGTGAAGCGGCTTGATACGCTGTATACTCAAACTCCAAGAAGTATTCATTAACACGCCCCCTGCCATCCTCAACAATCACAATGTTCTTGATAGGTAATGAATTGAACCTAATGTCATCTTCAAGGTCTTCTTCTTCGATCATTGCGCTTGTACCGTACACACCTGAACCTTTGTAGCTTGCGATTATCTGATTGTAGAAGTTAGACTTATTCAAAGCATAGTTGACTTCATCACGCACATCTTCAAGGTATGTGCATATTCTCTTATTGCTTCGTTGTTCAGCCTTCTTAGGCGTTAGCCCGTACCACTTGCTTGTAGGTGGTGTGAGATAGTTCATAAATCCGGAAGCTAGGACATCCGCACTTTCGAGCGTAGTAGCATCGTATAAATAGGCTTGCGTGACTTCGCTCCCGGGATAGTAAGTAACTGAAATATCTTCTGCTTCAATATAAAAGTAATCGTGAAGACTCTGCCAATAAGACTCAAAGTTTTGCCTATCGCCTTTAAGCTTCTGGTAGAACTCTATCAATACTTCTGCTCTTGGTCTGTTGCGGTCTAAGTCCATATCATTGTCCGGTCAACGTTTTTTTCGCCGTAGTTGCTTGGGTTGCTAAACCTAATGGTGAAGTGAATATATCTGTGCTTGAAGCTGCCGCTGCTCGCTTGGCTGTTAGTGCGTTCTGTGCTTGTGTGCTAGCTGTTTGCTGTGATTGCTGTAGTTCTGCTGTGGCTGCTGCTTGCTGTCCTGCCGCTGCTTCTGTGGCTTTCTTGGATTGATCGGCCGATTGAATAGATTGTGTTATTGACACTGCTCCTTCAACTACAGCAGCTATTGCAAATACCCACGGCATTATCTCACCTCATACTTATGTAATCGTTTAAAGTCAGGATTCCACCAGCTAAATGTCTTCGGATTTAGCTTTAAAGCCCGGCTTCGTATTAGTCTCAATGTCTTATAGCTATCAGCCGCTACTAAAACAAAATGAAAGTTCTTTCCTGTCTCTAACAATAATGCCTTAACAACATCAACTTGACTAATGTCCAACGTCTCTATGCGCTGGTATGTCTCATCAGTCAAGGTTAAATATATCGCTATACCTCGGATACTGCCATCTCTCACAACGATTATCTTCTCAGGATGATTAAGCATCGCCTGTTTAATCTGCGCTTCAGTAGGCACAATGTCCATCCTGTTACCTTTATAATGCGCATAATAGTTATCTATTAAATACTGTGCGATTGTCATAATTTCCATTCACCCTTTGGATCTTCAAGATAAACAACCTCACCCACATTACCCTGCTTGGTGTACTTAACTAACCAGCCTTTGAATATCCTTAACCTGTGCGTTTCATCGTTATTACCCTTCTGAACCAACTCCCACTTCTGATCTGATGCTTTCAATTCTTCTGGTGTGAATCCCATTAACGTATCCCCGCTATTGAAAAAAGGTTTTCGGTTTGATTGCTTCTTCGCCTACGAGCCGTCTCATAGGTATTGTCTTGCTCTGTTTTAATACCACTAATCAAGCTGACTGCCATTATCAAAGCATCTGCCATGTTGGGTGACTTAACCCCATCCTTCTTCATCCTGTCCTTGCTTATAAGTATCTTGCGTTGATTGTGGTCATATTCATATCTCAAGGTCTCAAGCTCTTTCAACAAATCTTCATTGGTAATACAGATATGGTCTTCGCTTATCATTTCTTTGAGCGTGTATGTGTTCTCTGTGCGTGGATTACCAAACCATTTGTTGTCTGAATAGCCTATAACAGGGTTTCTAAAGCCTGAATATATCTTCTTCTCTGCCGGCTTGTCTCGCTCTCCTGAAGCTAACAGGTCATAGTACGGTCCACCAAGCCCATCAACATCTATAATCGCCTTGTCTACTTTGTGCCTGGCTACAAGCTCGGCAATCTTCCCACACGTAAAGGTTTCGTCTTTCTTGTCCCACTGATCTACGTGAATGACTTCCCAATGCAAAGCTCCCATCTGTTGAATAACCACGACCGCACACTTATCATCACCAAACCTAGCTATGTCAACTCCGGCAATCCTAAAACCATAACCTGCCTTAGGTGTGTGCTTGGCTAGCTTAACCGAATCAATCTCTGTGATACTAAACACTGAATCTTCTGTCTTGTCTAGCGGGAGACCTAACCAGATATGATTGAAGTCTTGTGCTGATTTATTCTTACAAACCTCTGCTTCATGTATGAGCTTCTGTGTGCAAAATTGATTGTCTGTGTAATTCAGATGGATGTGTAAGCAATCTTCCCTGTCCTTGTACTCGGAGTAAACCGCGTCATTCCTTACAAACCTATTCATGGTGAAGATTATCTTTGAGGTGTCTTTACGGATTGTTGGGATTAACCTATCTAGCGTTTGCTTTGTGATAGCTTGCGCTTCATCTATCCAAACTAAATCTATAGCTTCCATCCCTTGAATGTTGAATGAGCCTTGCTCCCGGAATCCTCTAAAGCTTATCTCTGAGCCATTGGTTCTACTCACAATGCTCTTTGCGAATATCTGGAAGTTTAATTTGTGTTCTAAGATTAAATCGGTGAGTAATGAGTAGACTGATTCTTTAATGCTGTTTTGGATCTCGCGCCCGCATACTATCCTGCATTGTCTTATCTCACAAAGATAAAGTATCCATCTTGCGACTGCGTGAGATTTTCCACCACCTCGTCCACCTTCAATCAAGAAGTTTTGATAGAAGTCAAATCCCTTAATCAACGGGAGTAACTTAGTTGGAACTTGGAGAAGCGTTGGCAACTCTACCAAAGTGAAGCTCCTGTTCTTTGTCGTCGATCTTAACTGTTGGCATTTTGGTGACGTTTATATTGCTATCAATCTCTGAATGATTAAGGTCTGGAACAAACTTCTTTACTATTGCTATCATCATGTTCTTATCAGTAAACGCATATTGAGCTACTTTATCCCAAAAATCTTCTCCACGCTTTTCACCTTCACGCCTTAAAGCCTCTCTTAATAGCTCCGGCTCTGCGTTCTTTGGTCTGCCATTCCTGTTTATATTTGGATCGCCTTTAGTGAATCCCATTGTATTAACGCCCGTGGTTGTCTGTTTTACAATGACACTTAAAGCAAAGAGTCTGTCCATTGTTAATTTCAAATCTTTCCTCTGGATAATCTTTCCAGCTATTAACATAAGGATTGCCAGCTTCTTTGTCTGGTCTTAATTTTAGTGTATTATTCCAAGGTATAATTGCAATTTATTTCAAAAGTATTCACAATATATTATAAAGGGAGGGTAATTATATGACTCTACGAGAAAGACACTTACGATCTGTTTTGCGGTTAAGTCTCATACGAAGAATGTGCCGTTTGAATTGACAAACACAGTGGCCACAGGTCTTTCTAAGGATGGGTTTTTTACCACAATAAGGGCAAAGCTCTTTAGGCACAAAATCTTCCTGTTTTTGGGTTCTTGTCACCTTTAACATTGTGGCATTTCTTAGAGCAATATTTAGCGATTGCCCTGCACGGCCAAACCTTAAATGTCTTGCCACATCCTTGACAGATTTTATTTATCATGCTTATAATCCTTCATTTCTAAGAAAAGAGTTATTGATTCTTTGAAAGTTCTCCAAATGCTTGAAAATTTCATTGGTTTATTTGTTTCGCCTTCTATTGGAACTTCAATAATTCTCATGCCTTTCTTTTTAGCCATACAAAGTATTTCCAGATCGGCTAAGAATCCATTATTATACCATTCCTCGAGTGCATATCGTTTAAATATTTTCAATCCTGTTTGAGACGAAACCTTTACACCAAACAATAGCGCTATGTACATTCTTGACCAATAAGTTAAACACCTTCTTGACCATAACCCGCTTATAGGACGAACTCCACAAACAACATCATAGTCTTCAAGGTAAGGAAGTAACCGCCTAACCATCTTAGGGTTTATATCCCCATCGCCGTCGAGGATTATCACAATATCTCCTGTTGCGCATCTTAAAGCTTCACGCACGGCCCAACCTTTACCCATGCTGTGCTTATCATTACAACCTATAATCTGATTTACCATTGGAAGGATTTCTTCAATATCTTCCATGAACTCTTGACGTTTACCCTCATTGTGACAGGGCATAATAAGACTAACACTCATAATTTCTCCTAAATTAAAATTGCAACTTTGTTATTTCTGAAATTTGTAATAAACTCTCCCGCCATTTTCTCCTGTCCTTTGGGAATGTTCTTCTCTGCTTCTGCGAGAAATCCTAATCCTTCACGGATCATATTTGAGCGTAACGGTTCAACACATTGATTTCCCATAACTACGAGCGCGGCCGCAAGGTTAAATAGTAACTTAAATTCTTTTGGACTTAGGTTTTTAGCCATCACCCAAAATATAACAGCCTCCCGGTATGATTGAACGTCCCATCTTTTCACTGCGCTGATGTGCCAAGCAAACCAAGACTTAGGCTGATTGATTCGGCAGACTTCTATAAACCAAAAATCATCCTTGTACCCGGAAATAAAATCCCATGTCTTCATTGCGTACATTCCGATAAAAAAGGCACATACAACGGGATATGGTGAAATAAAGTGCGCCAGGATGAGCATAGCGCCAACGTTAGCCGCATATACGTATCTTTCCCCTAACTCCTGTTGCATCCTCATCAAATTACAAAATGGCGCAATCCCAACACACCACCACAATATCCCGAAACAAACCATGTCCCATCTGTGCGTACAAATATACCAAAGCATCAGCACCAAAGATCCTGCGCCAAACCAGAAAAACTTACAAAGTGTATACGCTTTCTGTGCGTTGCAACCGGCAATGCTTTCAAGATAAGAATGATAAAACGTGGTTTTAAATGGAATAATCGCATGACTTAGATAAATGCCAAACGTTTTTACCGCAAGGATCAGCTTCTTTGGGTGAATGTGCTTATCTTCCGTAAATAACTCCATGTCCATCTTTTGTTTCACGTTCTTTTGAAAACGTTTCATGTGAAACCACCAGCATAAAGGCGCAAATATAAATAAATAAGGATGGCTTGAGCCTAATAGGATAATCGGCAAGGAGAATCCCGCATTGCTATAGGTTGCTCCCAGCAACATCAGCCCGCCCATCTCCATAGGTAAAGCTAATGCCCAAACCATCCCTAAAGCACTTAATACATACCCGCGTCCACTTATCCAGACGCTACCTTGATTATTAACAGGATTGAAAGAAAACAGCAAAGCAGCAATAAAACTAACTTGATTATCTCCCAAGCCCAAGTAAATTCCAACGCAAACCAAGCTATGAAGCAACGTAGTAATCGCATGATCGACCCCCGGCATTAAGAAATTAGAGTCACCTTGTTCCATTTTTTTATATGATACGCTCTTTGAATGTCCCTCAAGAACCCAAAACCAATGTAGAAATGGATTCTTATGTGGCGATCGTTGCGCTGAAACTATATCATCAGACACGTAACCCATACGTAGGGTCTTGGCGTAAAACAGAAAGTTGACCAATAAAATTATGAGAACATTTTGCGACATTTTTCCTCCACAACTAAACGAGCGCCACGTAAGTTATAAGTAAAATCCTGCCAGCATCTTATATCACTTACCTTGCGAATAATGAACTCAGGAGACTTATATACATCATAAAAACGGGGCAAATAACGGTGCCCAACAGAATCAGGGCTAGGACTTGTACGAGGCGGACTATATACCGATGCCTGAGCCGTTTTAAGATACCCCTTTTTGAGCAAGTAGTGGCAGAGTTCGATTGTTCGTTTTTCATCCTTCTCCGTTTCCCAGGGATACCCTGTCATAAACGTCCCGTGTGGCTCTAAACCTGCTTCTGATGCTTCTTTGAGTATCCTAACCGTTTCATCTGCGCGGGCTGATTTTTTAATTCTGTCAAGAGTTGGCTGATTTGCTGACTCGATGCCAAAGAGGATAAATCTAAAACCAGCACCTCCCATGATCCCCCAAGGTGCGTCTTGGACTCGCATATTACAGCCAATCTTAATGTGCTTTCGCCTTCCATTAATAAGCATTTTGACACAGAATTCTTCCAACCACTTCCCAAGAGGGAACGTGCCTGAATCATCAAAGACTTCTTTATATCCATTGGCAATAAGGTCATCTATCTCCTCCATGCAGTGATCTACCGTTCTTAACCCTCTATGTTCTCCTTCTTCGAGTTTCTTGGTATCGATGCAGAAAGTACAACGGCCGTACCAGCAAAGGTTTGATGCCATCATGTGCGTGGCTGGCTTAAACTTGTAGTTGCCGTAATCTTGCCATCTTTTATTCTTACCGTCGGTAAATAGTCTGTCTGGGAATGGCAAGTCTTCAAACGGAACATCTATTTGAAAATCATTGTCAATTGTTCTATCCGATGCTTTGGCTGGGCCTTTATGATTCCATATTACTTCATGCCCTTGATTCTTTAAATAAGTTGCGTACATAGCCAAATGTGCAGGGTAGACCCAAACCATCTTTTCCAGTTGCCTTTGCTGATTGTAGGGATTAAGAGGAAATAAATATCTCATTTTAACCATCTTGGGTTATTAATCGTCCATTCAACCGTCTTGCGCAAAGATTCTTCAAATCCTTTAGGGAATTCGTATCCGTAAGATTTTAACTTTCTGCCGTCAAGCCCATAATGTAGGTCGTGACCTGCCCGGCTGGTATGGGCGTCTACTAATTCATATTTAAGAGGCTTGCCAATTATTTCAGCTATCTTTAGAGCCATATCTAAATTTGTGATCTGAACCTCTCCAACAACATTAAATCTTTGGGGCCGGTCATGTTTTGGGTAATAATCAACAGGAACTTCTTTAAGTAAGAATATTAAAGCGTCTGATAAATTACGAGGATGTAACCAAAACCTTGATCCAGAGAACTGACAAGTAGGATCTGAATGGATATAAACCGTTTCTTCGTTAATTACTTTCTTAATAACCATCGGTACGAATTTCTCCGGGTCTTGGGTTTCTGCGTAGTTATTCATTATATTTGTGAGAATGATAGGTACGTTGTAACTGCGCCAATAACTTATACAAATAGCTTCTTGTGCGGCCTTGCTTGCGGAGTAAGGATTTGATGGTCTGATACAGTCCCATTCTTTATGTGCGTGGATTCCATCAGTAGGCCCGTAGGTTTCATCTGTGCCTATCTGAATAAACTTTTCAGGCTGTGACTTGCGAACGTACTCTAACATTGTTAAAATGACGTTGACGTTGTTCTGTACGAAGGGAACGGGATCTGTTAGCGAACGATCAACATGGCTCTGACTTGCGAAATTGATGATATAATCCACTTTCCCTATTTTTTCTTGCATGACGTTTGATATAGGGGCGCTTAAATCGTGAGTATATACGTTTACCCTATGCTTGTTCCGTTGGTAATGGGTGCTTTCGCTAACTCTTTCTGAAATTCCTTTGTGGTTCCAACTATCAATCCCTACTACGTTCCAATCTGTGTTTACAAGCACATGGCTTAAACAATGACTTCCAATGAATCCCCCAACTCCCGTAATTAAAATTGTTTTAGGCATTATCTCCCCCAATTATAAACACAAATGGTTTTCCTTCTTTGACAAGTTTTGCGATAACTCTCATTATTATTTCAATGTTTTTGTTCACTTGGCCTTTCTATTATTTTTGCAGACATTCTTGACAGCCTGTGTCTGTAGAATCTTGTTAATCTTTTCAGAATGAAGGCGGGTAACACGAACGCCGTTAGGCCATACAGCCAGAACATAGGGTTCTTTAATACCGTCTTGTCGTTTTCTATGTGTAGCCATATCTCCTTTAACAACAATCTAGGTGCTCGGTTTTTAAGTGTAATGAATATTGAGAAGTCTTGGTAATTCTGACCCATGAGGTCAATCCAATTCTGTGTTGGGGATTCTGTGTAATACGAAGGCTTGGTGCCGGTATTTATTCCGGGCGCATAGCGAAAAGCTACCGTGTCCCATTCTATCATTGTCCATCGGTATTGTTTCAGAAAACTTGCAACCATTGTAGGCATTTCAACGAAAATTCGGTTTGTGGATTTAGCGATGTCTGGTCTTGTGCGGAAAGCTACCCCAGACGGGCAACACGAAGAAGTAAGAATATTTTTATCTCTGCAAACGCCTATTGCGCCTCTGTGTCCATCCATGAAATAAAATCCGTACCTTCCGACTACGCCAATCTCCGGCGAGTAATCAAATATATGTACAATATCTGTCAAGACCTTCGGGTGCGTGAAAATATCGTCTGCACATAAATATACTATGTACTTTGTTTCGCATTTTGTCATTAACTTTTCTAAATTTTTTCCTATTCCTAAATTGCTCTCATTCTTATAAACTTCAATATTCTCATCACTCATAAATTCTTTTGCTATATTAAACGTTTTATCCGTTGAGCAATCATCTATAATGAGAATATTTTTTAATGGATATTCTTGCATCCTTGCGCTTCCAATAGCTTCTCCTATGTGCTTTTCGTTATTGTATGATGGAATAGCGACGGTGATTTTATTTTTCACGCTTTACCTCTTTGGTTGTAAGTCTGCCCCAAGTCGCCCGGTAGATTTCGGGAATTTTATAGAGGATTGATCTCGGTGTAATAAGTGCCACCACGCTAAAAAACCAAAAAGCAGGGTGAAGTAAATTCCCCATATCAACAGAAATAAAATTCCTGATTTCATCTAACACCGCCTTTGTTGTGAAATTGTTTTTTATCTGAATTAAACTTGTGAAGTCTTTTGATTTCCAACCTAACTTTGCCCATTCCAATACAGGGCTTGTGGTAAACATTTTCTTATAGTACCCAGGCGTTCTTGAAATGCTCTGGTGAATCCTAACGGCTACTGTGTCGTACCGAAGTATTGAATATGCCCACCCATCTTTTATAACGCTTCTGACTAAATCTGCAACTTCAACAAATATTCTGTTTGTTAATCTGCGGGGTGGATCAAACCAGTTGTTTTTCACATCACAACACAATGCCTCTCTCCTAAAAGCCATACCGGAAGGGTTGTTGGCAAGCTCAATCACATCTTCACCGCGCCATGCCCTTACTGGATGCCTGTCGTTTTCTACAAACTGATGATACCACCTAGAAACGTGACCTATTTCTGGTATTGTTTCAAAGACGCTCACAATATCAGAGATTACATTGGGGTCAGTAAAAACATCATCGGAACAAAGAAGCACAATTATGTCGTCTTTAGACATTGCTATTGCCCGATTGAAAGCTTCTCCCGTTCCGACACCTACGTTGTCGTGATAAACACAAACTGTTACTGGATAGCTTTGCATTGTGCAACTTGCGATTGCTTCATTTAAGAACGGATCATTTTTGTAGCACGCGATACACACACTAACGGACAGAGGCATAATATTTTCTCTTTCTTTGGTAGACGCAATCATCACAATAGGTTTTTGTCATTAACATTGGCTTGCGTGTGAAATGTTCTATCATTTTACCACATTGTTTACATTTAAAAACTACGGATTGTCTTTGAAGATTATCTTTTCGCATAAATTATTCCCCTGACTATCAATAAAAATATTATTCCTAAAGTCAAAATAGGATGGGCGATCAACTTGCGCCATTTTCCATCTTCCACGAAAACATCCCAACATCTGTACTTAAGGTTCAAACATTTGTCATCAGGCCATAATTCTGCGTACTTACGCATTGACTTCGTGTAATAAATCTTCTTTCTCATGTACTCAATAAAGCTCACGTCGTCGTGGTGATAGAGGGGCGAAGTGCTTATTGCCCGACATCCTCTAATTCTATTGCCCCAATCCGCGTCTTCGGGCCCCGATAATTCTAAATTAAATTTAGGGCAGTATCTCTTATCAACAAATCTCGGAACATCTATTGCTGTGCCGGTGTAAAATTCCCGTTCAAATTTCCTAATCTTCCCAAAGAAAGACTTGGCTACTATGATTTCAGGGATATAAACGCACGAAAACCCTGCCCACATTAAAGTTTCGCACTCTCTAATCAATCCAGGTGAAATGTTTTGGTCGCTATCAAGAATAAGTAAATACTTGCCGCGGGCGTTATCAATACCAATATTCCTTTGGGCTGATCGCTCTAATCCTTGATTGATTTCGAGATATTCCACACCTGCCGGCAAAGAAGATACCAGCTTAGAAGTGTCCCTTCCGTGATTTGCTACGATAACGCTAGTCAAGATTGACATTTAACCCGTCCCCCACGCTCTCTACCATGCCTTGAAAACGATGTTTACCGTACCTGCCAATTGAGATTATATCTCTTTCTTTAAGCCATGCTAACGCCTTGGGTACTGTTTCCCTATCGTAAACCCAAGTATAAGCCATTGGCACAACCGTGGGATCTTTTGTAATAACTTCTTCTCCAATCCAACGCCATTCTTGCAATTCTTGAATAACGTCTCTTGTGATTTTAGGTATGTCTATTTTCTGATCTGGTAGAAACGCCATTTCAACAGATAACCCGACCGTTCCATTTGGCGCTTTATTCGGATGAATATTTGAATAAAAGCCCACTCTATAAAAAGGTGTTTTAGAAAAAGGTATATACATCCAATGCTCTTTGGGTGTGCAAGCGCCTACTTCTGCCCCTATGTTTATGACTAATACGGAAGTGTAAGGAAGATTTACTTTCTGGCCGCACATTTCCATTAACTTGTTTAGGGGGATTGTTGATATTAACTTGTCGTATTCTTTGTCTTGTCCAAAATTATTCCCTTCAAAATAAACTCTTTTTTTTTCAACGTATATTTTTTTTGCTTGATAACCATATTTTATATCGCACTTACTCGCCATCTTATCCACTAAATCACTTAATCCGTTTACGGGATCACAAAAGGTAGGACAGAAGCCTTTACCACCCGCAGGGGGGCTTTTGTAGTCGTCTACTTGGATAATCCTATCATATAAACCAGCAGTATACTTCTCATTAAAGGGATTAAAAAATAGATTGCATTGATCTTTTCCAAACTTATCAAATAGCCAATCTTTTATTGTTGCATTTCCACCATGTAGATACGTGCTAATGTGATTGTCTTTTTCTGCTGTTGTCTGAAAAGGATACGGGAAAGTCGTATTGTAATAAACCCCTGCCTTGCGCTCAATCTCGTTTACTGGCACTAAAGATTTAATATAATCAAGTCCGGGGCCTTTGCCAAACAGATAGTGTCCCCCACCATTTGAAAAGGTGAATCCGTCTTTAACGTAATCACGGCAGATCCCGCCAGCCTTATCTGATTGCTCATATATAGGATATTCAGTTTTTATACCTGCCCCAAGCCCTGCCATACCTGCTCCTAATATCAAGTTCATCCTAGCTCCTTTTATCCACGTTATTTCCAAAATAATTTAATTAAATCTGATAGAGTCCAAACTCCAAATAGTAAATGTGTAATCATCGGGATCATAATAATAATTGTTGCCCATCTTGGAAAGTAATCCTTAATTAATAACCACTTGATAATTTTCATGACCTTTTATCCACGTTGGCGTTATTCACTCCTTGTTAATTATTATTTAAAAGCCTCGAATGTTTAATCACTAACCTTCTTATTCATCCCAGTTAAATAATCATATTCTTGCGCTCGATCAATTTCCCAAATACCAGGTTCTAAAGTAATATTGTCATGGCGTTCTTTAATAGCACAATAAACATTGCAAGGAACATCATTTTTTAACCACAAGACGCCATTGGAATCTTCAAATAGATCAACACCTTCTTTAGCCTCAAGAAGATGGAAATTCCCACTTGTTTCACTATCGGCTAACCGATAGCATCCTTCTTTAAATAAATTAACCTTCTTTAATCCTTTTGGTAATTCACAAGCCTTCATTAATAAAACTTCCCCATGTGTAAATGTTTTCATTTCCCTCCTTTAACAATGCCTTTTAATCCATCTTGCAATAATAACAAGAACCTTTAACTAATTTTTCACAATTCGAGCATAAATCATCTTCACTAAATTCTGCTTTGCAATTCTCGCATAGCAAATCGTCATTAACTTTTTGTTTATCACAATTAGGGCATACTAAGAACTTACATTCAGGGCAACCGCCAATGACTTTAGCAACTTCTCCACAATCAAGACAAACAGAATTAAGAACAAAGTGGTGTTCTTGGCAGGTGTGAAAATGTATCTGCCCTTGACATTTACCACACTTCACAATAAGGCTATCTTGATCGTTCATATCCCTCCTTTAACAATGCCGTTAGGCGATTAAGAATTTAACATTCTCCCCACTGGTGTATACATTCCAAAACCAAGATTTGACTTCATCAATGCTTCTGCACATTCTTGTCCGAAGGCAAGAAAGAGAGATCCAATGGCGGGTCTTTCCATTCTTTTCATTTCGTGGTTTATGAAAGATATTCTGTTTTTAGTAAATAAAACATAGGTAGCTAATGGGGCGTATGTATGAAACCAAGCAACATCTGTTCTTGCCCATATCAATGCAATTCCGTTACCATGATTACTTAATTTTTCTAACCATAAATGTATATGACGATCATATGGTGGATTCATCCATACCCGTCCATGCCATTCCGATTGAAGCGACCTCTCTGTAATAAATCCCTTAGTGGGTATCCAATCTAAAATCTTATCTTTCGGATAAGCCACATCAAGATCAAATTGAATATTCAACTTTTCAAATATTTCTGGTGGAGTATACCAATCAACTGGCCCTCCTGCTGGTGGTTCGTGTGTAAATCCTTTCATATCCCTCCTTTAACAATGCCGTTTAAGAAATCTGTTGTCCAGTAATTCCTGCTAAAATAATGGATTTGTCAATTACCTCCCATAATGATTTTATATCATTTGGGTGTTTCCAATAGGCTATTGCGACTGGCCACATTATACGTTTTCTTTCATCAGTAATAAAATTAACCAAATCATTAATAATATCATCTGTAAGAAAATCTGCTTCTCTACTTGCCAATAATATCTTTTCTACCTCTGTGAATAAATCATCTCTATCTGTCATATCCCTCCTTTAACAATGCCTTTTAAGATTAATTACACCCATAATGAGCATCTAATCCATGCTTACACTTACCACCCATTACGCCTGGATTGGTATGCAAATCTTGCTTAACACCATATCTTGAACATCTAAAGCAAGGAATATCACCAGAATATCCATATGGCTTTCCACTATCTACCATTTTTCTTAATTCATTATGACCACACGTATCACAGCCATTATAAATAATTGTCATATCCCTCCTTTAACAATGCCGTTTAAATAATCTTCTTTTCTCTTAAAGAATCAAATAGATTGAGTTTCTTTGAAAAGTTTAAACAATCACATTTATTACAAACTCCGCCTGTATAGTTCATGCTATACGAAGTTCCGTGAACCGCTCGTATATGTCCACATTCGCACATGGTATTATTGATTATTTCTTTCTTATCTTTAATATAATCAAGTTCTGCTTCTTGAAGCAACTTTCTGGCTTCTTTAACTTTAGGATGGTCTTTAAATTCAGGGTCACAACTCATCAGTACCTACGACATCTTTATCCAGAGGAATAAGAGAGTTGTTTTCTTTGCCGAATTTAGCACAGACTAAGTCAGCAAAGAATTGACATCCAGTTTTGCTTTGTAACATGGTCGATTGAATTTCTTTTGTTTTAAATAAATACTCTGCTAATAATTCTGAATCCAACGGCACAAGAGCATTATTGTCTTGGGGGCTGGCGTTCTGTCTAAACATATCAAGCCAAATACTAAATTCATTCTTACATAACTCACATTGATACTCTGTGCAACCGTATTCAGTATCAATCCGTATTGGGTTCATTGTTCCGCCACACTCACATAAAACTCCTGTATTCTTACGTTCGTTATCGGTCATGGTTGCTCCCGTTCTTTTAACATTGCGTCTGCCATTAAATAAGAATCTTTTGCTATTCTTGCTCTCAATTCATCCCCATATTCACCACCACTAATTGGGCCTTCTTGTTCCATCATGTGAATTAAAGCGGTATTTGCAAAATAATCCCTCAAGGTCATTCCTTCATATCTTCCAGAAAAATCACAACCACCCACAACACCTCCTGCTGAACCTTCCATAATGCTTTGTGGAAATGCTGGTATATTTTTCATATTCTCCTCTACCCTTCCTGTTGTTGCTCGTTTAAATTAATTGTCAGAGGCAGGATTCGAACCTGCGACCTTTGGATTTCTCCAACGCTTATGCCCGTCTTTCGACTTTTCTAAGCTTCTCTGACAAATATCTACCCTTCCTGTTGTGGGTGATGGGGTTAAAGAGATCTAATTGTGTAATGACTCCAAACACCTTTGCCATAACACATAACATTCTTATTGTCTATCCTAATAGAACCACACTTAACACATTTGTAAATTAAACATTCATCGCTTGGGATGTCTGCGTTTTTAGGAACTCTGTACCATCCAGCTGTAAGCAATAATGTTGAATTTCTATGCCTGCATTTATCCTTCATCTATCCCTCCTTTAAGCACCTTCATTTTACTCATTTAGGCCTTTCAGCTTGTTTCTGGTGCTGATCAATAGCAAGCTTTAACAGCTCAGCCTTAGCATAAGGATCCGGCATACGTTTAATGAAATAAGCAGCTCTCCGGGATCTATTTTGAGGTGCCGGGGGTGTTGCGTGTGCTTTTGACATTTAAGGCCTTCTTTCGTTTAATTGATATTTGATACCTTTTTTCTGTGATCGTACCACTACGGCACGTTTACGGACACTTGGAGGCGGTCCCAAGAAATCACGGCGAATCTAAAGTTGTTTTAGGGTCTGCCATAATTCTTCCATTTCGGTTACTGTCCATCTCTTAATTGCGTTATGATTTGACTTTAGTGAAGCGTAGAAATACTCCCCAAGTACATTACGCACAAACTCTGTGAATAGTATGGGTTTCTGGTGAGCTTCAAAATGACACCGGGCGCATAAACAAATTAGGTTGTGTAAATCCCACCTGGTATTGCGAAATGTCCTACTGAATATATGGGCGCATTGAAGCTTTGAGTAATCTGGTTCTCCGCACCATTGGCAACCGCCTCTTGCGCGGACTATCCGGCTACATTCACGATCAAGCTTGACTGTAAGACTATTTTTGGTCTGTTTTTTCATTGGGTCTTTCCGGGTCTGGTATGTTCATTTCATGATTATCTCTTGCCCATTCCTGTACTCTTTTGCAAAATATCTTAAAATCACCTGTCGTCATATCTGTTGTGCTTTTGTATCCCATTGGCATTATAAACATTGCCTTTAATTCATCGTGCATTTCGTAAAACTCATATCCTGTTTGCTCAGAGAGCATGTCTACTATCACACCGAAATAGTAGTTGTTTTGTAGCGTTGATCTTGTGGTGCTTACCCAAGTAAACCCGCATTTAACGCATTTAGGCATTAAAATAACCAATCAATTAATTTGCATAACCAGCATCTATTTTTTTTATCGTACTCACAATCGGAACAATAACTATCCCACCATCTGCCATGAGGACACATTTTATTCATTTTGTAGACCCTTTCAGAACTGCCCAAATATAACTTAACTGCGCTTCACTTGCCTCGTCTAATTCCTCAACTAGCTTATGGTCTACTCGCCATGCGGTAAACTTGTCTAAATCTCCGCACTTCTTTATACCTTCTAAAATAACGCGTTCTTTCATTGTGGTTATTGTGTGGACTTTAGGTTCTGCCTTTAACCCGGATGCTTCGTTGCCATCATCATCTTTGTCAGAAACAAGTCCTAGAATCGCCGCATATGAGTACCTGCGGGAATAAGTGATCGCCGCACCGAAAGCCTGTGGAGTGGGATATTCTTCTAAAATCGGTTCCCCGGACATTGGATGCTTCTTATAACCTTTAACTGCCTTTAACGAAAGGGTTCCTGAAATAAACTCCCCACTTTCGTGCATAAGCATTGTGTTTACTGAACATTCGCCATCCATCATTTGGGAAACTGCTAAACCGTTCTTTGTGAGAAGTTCCCGGCTTTCGCTAACTAAAGCGGCAAGGGTAGCATATTTTGATTTATAGAAAGGATTATCGGCATCATATAAAACAGTGTTCATTTCTCTTTGGAAGGAAACTAAAGCTTTTGCCAATGCGGAGATACTGGGAGATTGTGTCATTTTTTATCCTCTCTGTTGCAAGATTTCTTGCAGTTGTGTGTAAATAGACTGTGCCTCTAAGTACAGTTTATTGAGTTCTTGGTTCGTGAGATTCCGCAAGTCTACATCCGTCTTGTCATAAAACAACGGATGGTCTTTGGCGGTCTTGGTGGTGTTTAGCGTTTGCTTTGCGAGTATTACGGTGTAATCGTGAATTATCATCTGTTCTCCCTTGCTTCTGCCTGTGCTACTTGACCTTCTAAATATTCTTTCTCAAATTGTTCATACAGCCTTTGATATTCTTCTTTGCCTACTTTTTCAAAAGTTCTTTCTTCTCCTAGCCAATCCTCAAAAGCATCAACGATATTGTCTTTCCAGCTCATAGTAGCTCCTCCATGTTTTGTATCCAGTTGCGGTTTCCTATTGGGTCTACACTTGGGGGGCAATAACGGTTGCCAAGAAAGGTTATAAAGCCCTTTAAATCGCTTGGGTTGCCTCCCCTTGCCACGAAACGCTTAAAAGTGTTCCGTACTGTGTTCTTGCAGATTTGGCGCGGATTATGGGTCTTTACGCTCAAAATACCGTAGTTTGTATTTCCTTCGGTTATCCTTATCGCGTCTGCCCATTGGTCAAGTGTGTAAGCATGGGATTTTGTGCTAAAAATTAGAAGCGTCAGGAACACCACTATTGTCGCAAGAATTAGAGAGCAAGCCAAAGCCACGATTTCGGCTATATCCTTCATATAGCCTCCGTTTCGTTATAGAAGCACTTATAACAGCATTGATATTTGTGATTGTAGGCATCTTCGTAAACCCGGTGCTTTCCTAACATACACCAGTACTCATCGTAACCGCGATCTTCCGCTGTTAGATTGTTACCGTCTACATTATTTAATGTTTTTGTGAGTTTTTGTAGCAGTGTCATTTTTGGCCTCCTTGCCGAGTACCATGTTTCTGATTTGTATGCTTAACGGAATTCCTGTGTCTCTTTTGTGATCCATTAGCACTTCCCAAACTTCTTCCTGTATCCTTACGAATTTGTATGTTTTCATGGTGGTAGTATTGCACATCTGTTTACATTTGTCAAGGGAATTTTGTGTTTATTTTTCCTTTGTTTCCAACTCGTTTTGCAAACTTTGCTATTGTGTCCATCTTTACAACATCAGCGTCTAATAATCCTAGTGCTTTTCTCGACGGTGGCAATGTAATTCTCCACGGATGACCTTTTGGCACTTTTGTATTCATTATTTTTTTTGATCTGCGATGGCGCAGGGCTTTTTTTATTGAGTCTAACATTATTTTTTTATCCTTCTTATTCTCTCCCGTGCCTTCATCAAGCAGTATCTAACTTCGTCACGTTTACCCGTCGGGTATTTGTTTTTATCGAGCATTTCGATATACCCGTTGATGTAGGCTTGGAGTTCTGCCTTGTTGTTTATTTTAGTGAAATCGGGGATCATTTCTGCGCCTCCAATTTATAAAGCTTCCAGTGCGCCTTCTCGTTCTTTACCCAGGTATCTGTGATGTTCATGCCGGCCTTGCGCAAAAGATAGATGTACTGTGATAATCGAGTTATGTGATACTCGGTAATACATTGCCAAGAACTGATACAGCCATACGTCAACAAATGATTGCGCACTTGCATTAGTTGGTTTTCGTTCATGAGCACACCACCTGACAGATTCCATAAGAACAGACGTTTTGACAGCTTACTTGCTTTTGCTGATCCCCTGCTTGTGTGCCGTTAGGGTTAGTGTCTACTTGCGCCATTCCTGTTGTTGTTAGTAATAGTAAAAAGATTAGTGTTTTCATTTCATCCTCCCGGAATAAGTGTTTAACATTTTCTCAAGTAATCTTCTTGAGCCTTCACTAACTTCCAACTTGAACCATTCTTTTAATTGATTAAAATTTCGTTCGTTTTTATTTCTAATTAAGTCCCTTTGGTCTAAATATGCGGGTACTGCTCCTTCTCTAAAAAACTTTTCATTGTGTTCTAAATATTTTTCTTTTTCTTGAATCCCTAATCTTTTAAAGGCCACAAATTCTTCCGGCCAAATTGGCTCTGCCCGCCATCTAAAATCATCAATACATTCAGGAATACCGCAAGATGTCTCACATATTTGCTTATCATCAGTTAAGCCTTTGAACCTTTCTGGCAATAGTGGATTAATAACCGTGCTAACGTTTTCCATTTGTCATCCTTTCTAGGTCAATTAGTGCTTGTGATTTACCAGTTGCGTTTGCTATATCTACCCAATCCCTCCAACGTTCATTAAACCACGTTGAGCCGTGCGGAATAAACTTTTGATCGCCTGCTACAACATCCGAAATAAGAAAATTATTTATTGCTTTGTTTATATTGGAATAATCTTCGTCTGTTTTCACCTGTGACTGGAAATGTTTGTGCGCATCATGCTTCCCAAGCTTTTTAGGATACTTGTTCCATAAGGTCTCAAAATCGTGTCTACTCTTCTCTTCTTCTACTCTACTCTTCTCTTCTCTAGGGCACACACTTTCTAAAGTTGTGTTACATTGTTTTGTAAGTTCTGTTACACTATTATCTTCAACTATTTGCGTAAAATTAGCCAAAGAAATAATGGAATCTGCTAATTTCTTCTTTTTGAAGTCAAAGCCTTTTCTGCTAAGATATTTTTCATCTAGGGGAATTGGGTTGTGGGTTTGAATTTGTAGCATGGTAAAAGCAATAAATCGCCACTTATCTATCTCATCAAGCATCTCAAAATCAGGGTCAGCATTTAACATTGTGAAATAAGTTTTACACCAAATCAAGTTCCTGTCTTTATAGTTCGGGTGGTACTTTTCAATGTTTCTTATTGTGAGATAAACCATAAATCAAAAGGCCTCCCGCCAATGAAGGTTAAGGTAAGTCGATGAGGATATACCACGGGAAGGCCGAAATTTCAAAAAATATTGTTGTGGGGTTGTCTTCATTGTTAATATCCTCATCTACGAATATTTAATCACAATGAAAACAAATTGCAAGGAAAATCTTATTTATTTGCCTGGATCACTCCGCTTGTTTGTATCCAATTTGTTGTCGTCGGTGGTAAAGCAACACCTGCCGTTACAGCTTGCGAAATAAGCGCTGTTTGTGCTGTTACAATTGATGCTTGCGTAGCGGCGTCGTTATTTATTAACGCATCAATGTACGCTTCTCTATTCGCTTGGATTTGTAATAATAATTGAGAGTTTGCTAACGCTGTTATTTGTTCCTGTGATTGAGGGATTGCTATTCCAGACAATCCATCGGCATTAGCGACTTCAACTAGGGTAAATCCGTCGGGATAGGAAACAGTTTGTCCGACTTCATTATTAAAATGGATCTCAACAACGTTCCCGCCAGTATCTTTTAAATACCAAAATCCTGTTTGTAAAATATAAGTTTGCATAAATCCTCCTTAGTACCACTCTGTCCAATATTGTAACGTTCCTGCTCCTGCGGTTTCAACTAGATAATAATTGTTGTTCAACACAATAAAAGTAATGGTTAGCCAAGCATTAGTATTAGACGCATTGTATGTACCCAAAACTGCTGTTGTTGGAGTTGCGCTTGAGTCTGTTTTAACAATGGGATTAGTGTTATTCCCAGAACACGAAATACTAACGGTAACTAACATCGTTTTGCCTGTAGTATTCTGATAAACGTGATTACCTGAACTAGATAAATTTCTCGAACCAGTAACCACATTTTGAGAAGAGAAAAAACTTAAATTTGTTAAAAGACTTCCGTTTAATGCTGGCAAATAACCGGATGAGTTTAATCTCAAGATAGTATTCGTTCCTCCTGTCCCTGCGTTTACTGCCGTGATCGTAGCAGATGAAGGAGTGCTTACAACGGTCAAATCAGTCGTAGAGGAAGAAACTAAGGTTAGTCCGCTTCCTGACGGGCCTATAGCACCAGCTGATCCTGTGATAAGCGCGCTTACATATCCCGTACTATTTGAATTTCCAATAATCGCATACCCAGCAACAGGCAGAGGCATTGTAGTGCTGTAACTTGTGGAAGTTCCGACAGGATAAGTAAGTAAAAGGCTATAATTTGTATTCGCCTCTTGTTCAATCATAATTCCAGTGTCAAGGTCATTCTCTAATGTGCTTGCCGGGAATGAGTTGTAATCACTATAAGCTGATGATTGAAGAATAGCTGTTTGCCTATAAACTACGTAATTGTACGCAGTTGAGTACGTAGGCGAAACAGTGACCGTACCACCAACGCCCGAAGCGTTGATTGATACCGTATAGCCTACGTTATAAACTAACGGCGTTACTGCGCCACCTGATAAGGCAACAACACTGACTTGAATATAATTAGGGTTACTGACAAGCGCCCTGTAACTAAACGTAAGAACGCTTTGCCCCCCTGCAAATGTTTGTGATGTTACAGTGCTAGAAACAGTCATATTTTACCCCCTATATTTCAATGCCAAATGCTTTTAATTTAGCCTTCTCTTCAACCGCTTTATCCAAACTTTCAGGATAACACTCTACCGAATACCCTTCAATCATGCCAGCAAGTTCCTGAACCTTTTCTATGGCCTCTTTCTCTGTGTCCCCAGTAGCCACTACAGCCCCTATTTCGGGCAAACCCACGCTCTGTGGCACCACATAGTGCTTACCCTCTATAATGGTCAAATTACGCAATTTAACGTTGTTTCTGATCTCTGGTGGAAATTCTACCGCTTGCCAGTTCTTATCGGCCCAACTTGAATGGATGAGTAATTCAGCCCCAAATTTAGCTTCCGGGATAGGGTCAATACACTTTCCTTCGGCCCCAAACCATAGGATTTCATCTAAATTGGTGTACATATTCATAATCAATTCACTCGGAGGCGAACCAAACCGGGTCATAGGGTCAATAATATAAGGCGTTCCATCACGTGTTATCCGCATTTCCATACAAAAGAAGTTTTTATACCCGTATTCTTTGAGTGCTGGTGCGATTTTGGCGTTGCTTTCAAGCACCTGTTTTGGCATATCTTTGTATTCTTTAAAGTATCCCACATATCCCATGTCTTTGATCTCGATTCCGCACATAGCCTTTGTCGGGAACTGACCGTCTACCGTGTAACCATCATAACCGATTTCAACGGCCTTCTCAATTTCATCTTCAACAATAAACTGCATGATTCTTTTCTTTGCGCCTAAAACGTATTCTAACTCATCAAGGCGAGGCTCGATCAGTTTATAGTTTTTAGCGTAAAATGTTTCAAAGTCCCCGCGCGTGGTACTGACTTTTATAAACTGCTTATCGTGATTTTTTAAATACTTCCGTAACGCATCCAGTCCTTCAACGACTTCGTAATTACCAATCGCAAGCCCAATCTTCTCTAAATATTTCTTTACTCCTATGCGGTCAAGCTCTAATTCTTCCCCATATCGAGAACCCCAAACCCTTTTGCCTTGTGATTCCAACTCCGTTTGTTCGCCCGGATTATAAATATCAGGATAAACAAATAAATCAACTTCATCTTTAATTTCCCAAACGTCCTTTATTCTTTCAGTAGGGCCAATGCGCTCAACTCCCGGTATTCCTTTTCCGACGAGCATACTGTTAGATTTAGGAAAAGCGTTTTGCCACGGAAAATCGTAATAGACTTTTCCAAATGTTTTTGCCATTCTTACGGCTAATTCAACGAACAAGCCGTTGTCTCGGATATAACAACTTTTGTTACTGAAATCCATTTCTCAACCTCAATTCATGTGCTTTGATTTGTTTAACTTGAAATCCTAAAGCCCGTATTTTTTTAGTCACTTTATTTAAGCATACTGTTTTACAAGAACAAATTATTAAATACGCTCCGCCAAAGTCAGGCCACGCATCAAACGCAATAAAGCTCTCTGTAATTGGCTGAATCATCGTGTACCCCGTGCCACCGCTCCCACCAACGGGATAATCATAGGTAATACGATCATGCGCTTTGTTCATTTTAAGCACTTTTACTAATTCATCAACAAGCCTTGTCCCGGCAACTACGGAACAATGCCCTTTAATCGCGAGAGTAACAACATCAAGTCTTTCACCCAATTTCATTCTTCTTCCTCTCCACCCTCTCCGTATAAATCGTAAGGGTCTCCAAATGGATTAGCCGCATATTCTTCACCTTCTCCGTTTTGGTACATATAGCCATCTTCATCGTAGACACAGCCGTTGGGGTCAATCATTTTTCAATGCTGAATACCTTTTTTTCATTTTTTGGCGTTCATCTTCTTGTACATCTGCCTGTGTTTCTGCTCCATGCGCACCGAAGAATAAACGGTTAATTGGACGGTTCTTTTGTAAATTCTGTAAAAACGCTGGTTCTCCTCTGGAAGTAAAGAAATCGGAAGCGTACTTCTCAACGCTCTTGGCTAGGTGATTGCTTGTCAATGTTTGGATGATTTGTTCCGCTTCATCAGCGCCCGGCACTTCTTTAAGACCTGCAACTGCGCCCGCTACATATTCCGCGCTTTTACCGGCAACAGTTTTCTCTTTTCCTGATTTTATTGTTAAGTATCCTGCTAATGCCGGGGAAATCACGCTCATATATTCCATGTTTACCCAAACGTTTCCTATCTTTACAAAGTGATTGCCCCATTTATCGGACTTAAAATCTTTCTTTTGGAAATGACTTGCAATCAAAAATGCTGTGCCTATCGTGCCGCCAATCCGCATGATTCGTTGTACTCCCCGGTGGAATTGTATCAATCCTTCGTATTTTGTTTTTAAGTTATCTGATTGTATTTTCTCGCGTCCCTGATAAATGTCACGCAAAGCTATCGGTACACCAGCACCAGCGTTATCAATAGCATTAGCCACCACGTTAGCGGGAATCTTGGCGATAGGAATAATAAAGTCCCCCAATGGGAAATCCGGGATCCAAGAATTTAACCACTTTTTAGCACCCAAAGACATATTTGAAACTATGGTGTTGTTTGTTGAGGTGATACGCGCGGATTGTTCCTGTGCCACCTTTCGGAGCATAGCACCTGCTTCTGTTTGAGGTTCAATCCTTGCCGCGTCTTTAAATATCTCTGCGGAACGGGACTTAACGTCTTGCGCTTTCTCAAGTTTTGCCATCTGCGTAGAAAGCAAGTCCACTGTATCAAAGAAATTCTTTTGGTAGAATTTAACGAATGAAATATTATGCTCCCAATCAATCGCTATTTTATTAGACACGCGGGCAACAACATTAACCGCTTTAGCTACTGCAATACCTGTCTTTGTGCCTATATTTGCTTCTGCGGGGGCTTTAAAGTTCTCTCCCTTACCCAAGATATGCGTATCGTTAATATCTTCCATCCCTGCGGTGTTTATGCCTGTTTTTTTGAACGTTTCCCAAGCTTCTTGATTTGCTTGTTTTACAAGTCCATCATTCTCACCTTTCAAAGTACCTGTGCCAAGCCTGCGAGTGATCGTATCCATTACGGCATTTTCTACCTGTCCCAACGTAGCTTTGATTGGAGTAGAAACGTTCATAATTAAATTGTTCCTACCTATTACCGCAACGTCTTTGAGAATAGATGAGGATACCGATAAAGGCTCTTGGGACTTAATGTAATCATTGAGATCGCCCTTCGCAATCAAATACTCGTCGCTAACACCAGATAACTTTGCGTTCTTTTCTTTAACTTCATTCACTTTTGAGTTTAGATCATAAATCTTCTTTGCAACGTCTTTATCAATGTGAGTGCCAGCCACTTTATCCGCCAGGGCATTTAAGAACGTTTCTTCTTCTTTAGGATTAAGGATTCTTTCTTTTTGTTTTGCTTTGTATTCTTCAATTGACTTTTGTAATTCTAATTTACCTTCGGGACTGTACCGTTTTAATTCCGCGGTCTTATTGATAAAATTCTTTAGACCTGCCAACTTGTTTTTAAGCACCAATTTATTCTCAAACATTTCATTAAGAAGGTTAGCATTGTCTCCCGCGAATGGCTTAAATGCCGCAATCCTTTGCTCTGTGGTCATTTTAAGCAAGCCTTTTACATCGAGCTTTCTTTCCTTGAGAGCCTTGCGATATTCTTCTAATCTCGACGGTATTATGCAATTTAACATTTTATTTCATCCAAGAATTTATCAAGGTTTAAATCTTCTTTGGTTAAGTTTACTTTTTCCATTGCTTCTTTAGCTTTTTTAGGAATGTCTTTGGCAACTTCCTTGCTCATTATCAGTTTTTTTGCCTTTAGTTCTGCAATGGCTTGAGAAAAAGAATCTTGCTCTCGCATACGGGCAACGCTTAATCCGCGTGCTTGTTCAGACGTTTCTGTGATTAAGGGTGAGTTAGCTAATTCATAAGCAATGTCAGCGCTTGGGTTATCTTTTAAATATTTTTCAACTTCCGCAATATAAGCCGCTGGTTCAACATTCTCCGGCAAGGGTTCTTCGCCTCGCAACGTAGCTCTCATTTTATTAACATCTTTTGATGCACCGCTTGTCAGTTTTCTTTGTTCTTCAAAAGTAGTTTTTCTAAATTTAGCCGTTTTATCAAATCCTTTTGTTACGCCCTGATCGAAAGCTTTTTGCTCAACACTCTTGCCAATTTTGCTAACACCTTCTTTTGGTGTTAATTCAACCTTTGCTTCTTTATGTGCTTCTTCGCCTTTTTCTTCTTCCTTTTCTTGTGCCAGCGCCCCGCCCTCATTCTCCATATTTAATACTTGGTCAGCTAATCTTTTAACAAGTTCCTCGGTGTCTACTTGGGTCTTGGCAATTTCATTTATCGCATAATTCCCTCCCTCATTTTCAAGATCAGATATTTGTTTTTGTAAATCCTCATAGTCTTTTTTCTGCTTGGGCGTTAATTTCTTTGGTTTCTGGACTATTGGTTCGTTCTTACCTTGTTCCTGTCCACCACCTTCATTCTCCATTGCCGAAACTTCCGCGGGATTCCGCGCTTTGTCTGCTTCGCCACGGATGCCAGTAACATATACGCTTTTATTCCATTCCTCCATCTGTGCTTTGTATTTATCACGAAGCAAGTCTTTAGCGGTCTTGCCAACTAATTCATCACCAACCATCCTATGAATATCATTCTGTTCAGTATCAGGGTTCTTTGCTTTTGTGTATCCCGCGAAAGTGTCTTGTAAATCTGACACCAGCTTCTTTCTGCTCTCGAAATTAAACTCCCCGTGAGTAACTGCGGTAAAAGCCGTCATCATAATACTATTTAATCGTGAGTCAGATTCACTCGCACCGTCAGCCCTGGACATAACATAAGCCGTGCCGCCAACCGTAGCAGATGCCGCTGTAATTCCCAAAGATCCTTTCGTAAATGCTCCGCCAACACCGTAAACGCTCCATCCTAAACCCTCTACAACGCTCTTTCCTAACTTCAATAGATCAGGGGCTTGGTTATTATCTAAAAACCCTTTGCCTTGCTCAACATAGGACGAAACGCCTTTGTAAAAAGCCCCAAGAATACCGGCACTAGCGGCAGACGTAGCGACCTTCCGAATTGCTTCACCAGCCACTTTCGGAAGAACTTTTTCAGAGCCTACAATCATTGACCGAATAGCCATAGGGGTCATGCCGCGAGCAAGGAATCCTATTCTTTCTGCTATTGGGGCGATTATTGGGCCACCAACAAAAGCAGTAGCCGCAATAGTGGCGGTCTGTTGAGCCAATTCCCCAATCATTGCTTGATCTGGATGAGCAGTAACATTTAATTTTTGTTCTTCTTTAATATCTTTGTCAGAACTCTTAAATAATCCAAATGGGTTAAATAGTGTGCTTAGAAATGGGTCTACCTGCGCTTGTTTAATTCTTGCATTGTAAAGAATATTTGGGTTATTCTTAGCCATTGATTCTTTTAGCGCGGGACGGATAACGGTATCATAAGTGTTAGGATTAACGTCAACGTCAGGACGGCCAATTTTATCCGAATGAATAGCGGCATCAATAGCGTCCGATGACATCCCGTCAGGAAATCCTAAAACTTCATTTGTTTGTTTGTTTAGAGCTGTTATCATTTTTTGATTGTTCGCGATTAGGGTTAATTTCAAACCTTCCTAAACCTTCATTCCAAATCCTAGCTGGATAAATATTTGTAGGCCCTGAAAAGATGTGAAACGATTTAGAATCGTTGTTAATAATTCTATTAGGAACATCTTTCTGCGCCGCAACCTCTGGATGGTCTTTGACAATCTTTGTTTTTATAGCGTCATTGTATGCGTCCGACGGTGATTTTCCTGAATGAATGCCTTTTAAATATTCATTAACTGTCTGCGGATCATTATCTCCGTGTTCTTTATTCCATCTCAAAACCGCTTGTATGCCGCCTTCTTGTTGGATTACTTGCGGAGGGATGTCTTGTTCGTCTTTAACGGGCAAGGATTTTGCTCTGTCTTCTGCGGCATTTACTAAAACCGCTAAACGGTCTTGCATTTCACCAGCGGGAAGCTTGCTTATTTGTTCAATAGCTTTAGGTAAATACTCGCTCACTTGCTCAACTGTCATTCCTGTCATCAATTTATTAACAGAATCAGCGTACTCTTTGCCCTCTTTGCTGTTTGGTTCGTAATCTTCTTTATTATTAACTTGAGCATCAAAAACTTGTTGTAAAGCTCCTCCCAGTGCAGGGTCTTTTGCGGCAATCGCATTTATCTTGTCTGCGCTTTTCCAATCAAGTTGCTTGCTTGCTACTCCTCCCAAAGTCTTTATACGGTTCTGAAATGTATTTGTTACGTCATTTTCTTTTACTTGTTTAATATGTGCTTCAATCATTTTTTGCATTTCACTGGTTTCTTTTATGTCTAATCCCATTCCTTCATCAATGCCTTTGTAATCTTCGGGATTCGTTGATGTGTTTTGTGAAATCTTAGCCTTAACAATTTCTGATTTAAATTCTTTCTCCGCTCCCATAGCTTCTGCGTCGCTGTATACTCCCGTGGCATGAAGCTTTCTAATTTGTGCCATATTGTTATCGTAGTCATTTTGTGCCGCCGCTTCTGATACTGGACTTGCTATGTTTTGGGCCGCTACAACATTGGATTGTTGTTGAGCTTCTTTGGTAGCCAACATTTGCTTTCCCTTAAACATGTCCTGTATTTTTATCTGTGTTAGAAAAGAAGTATGTTGAATATCTGCACGAACTTGTTGAGCCACTTCTTGATTGTCAATCCCCTCTGCTCCCTTATCTGAAATAGATTGAGCTTGTTTTATGTAAGTTTCCGCATTGTCAGGATTAGGGTCATTTTGTGCTTGTTGTTCTAGTGTAAGCAAAGAAGTTTCAGTGGCTGTTTTCTTGCGCGTTTCCTGCATGGCATCATGCGCATCAGAAAGCTTCTGTGTAATATCCTGTAACGTCCCCAAGACTTGAGCGTTGTCTTTAAAAGGCTGTGAGGATTGGTCACGAGTGGGGCCAAGTGTGGTGTTTATGTTGTTACCTGAATCATATTGAGGAAGCGTAGGCACGGTATCTCCTATATCGAAGCTGGCGTAAATGGCGCTGTGTTACTAAAGCCGCCACCGCTACTTAAAGTTAAAGAATTAGAAGGCGTATTGTATGCCCCATAAGCCACTGCTCCTTTGAGCATATCGCTGAAAGCACTTGAGAATCCTGAATAAACGTCTTGACTAGCTTGTTGCTTTAACTGCAAAGCCTTTTGGTTCGCTTGGTTGATCGCCATTGTGTTGTTGTACTTGGCTATGGCCGCATCTGTTTCTATCTGTGTTTGTGAAGAAAGCATTACTGCCGCCGCACTGCCGGTAGGTTCTAAGCCTTTAGCCGCTATGTCTGATGTCTGTGTTGAGAGCATCTGCCCGGCCTTGCGGGTGTACTGGCCTTGTTCTATGCCTCCTGATACAGATAAAGCGCTGGCTTGGTTAGTGTAGAGCGAGGCATTGTATTTATCTTCGGCACTTTGTGCATAACCTTGACCAATCGAGTTTATTCCCTGTACGGCACTGAACGCAAGCATGGCTCCTGAGAATCCGTAATCTACTTGAGATAAAGGGTGTCTGCCCCAAATTAGTTTTCGCACACTACTCCTTAGTAAATGTTTCTATCTTGGTTATTAAAGACAAAAGCTCTACTGGCAATGGATCTGCATTGTAAATCTGTACCTGTGCGCCGTAGTTATACCCGCCTTGACTGTTATCGCTGAACGGTACGTTAGGGATTATCCCTGTCACTAACGGCTTTGGCATACCTAATAAGGTAGCTGGTTGACGATAAGCTATAGGATATAAAGTTCCAGTAGTCCCGCCAATGTGAAATCCTGCATATGAATTATTTACCTTAAAAGCGACTTCGCTAATACGTTGTTTCTTGCCTTGTGATGTCCCGTGATCGCTAGGAGGTTCTTGGGGTAAAGAAACGAATATCTGCGGAGCCGGTAGCCCAGCACTAACGACAAAGTAATTATATGCTAAAGTAATCGTGCCGGCAGTAGTGACCACCTTTGATGGGTAGTCTGTGCCTCCATCCGCACACACAACAACCGTTTGTCCGATAAGCTGATTAAGTCCTGAAATCTGGCTGACTGAAATACCCCAATACCCAGCAGAGTACGAAGGCGCTGTAAACGGATAAGTCACCGTTCCAGCAACAAGCGTTGTTGAGCCGTAGCTTGTAATCGTAATCTCTCCTAAGATATTATCATATTGATCTACTGCCCTAAGTCTTTCCCCAACGTCTGATGCAGTAAAGTATGCGGCAGATGATGTGACCAATAGCGTACTGCCTATGGTTTTTAGGTTTGAACCGAGGCTTATCGAGGTAGCCGTGGGAGAGGAAGTAGCTGAAAAAGCGTCATAGGTAAGCCCGCAATGTACATAAAATAGTTGGTCTTGTTGTGGAGTTTGAGACCCTGTCCCTTGCATTGTCAGTAGTTGACTAGCGAATCTTTCCACGTAGTTTACTTGTGAGCCATTGATAGTACGCGTCACAATGACCCACACTTCGTCATACGGGCCATTCTGTGAAGGAATAGATGCTATTGAAATAAAGTTTCCAGCCGTGACCTGTCTAGCCCATCCTTGTACCTTCTGGTCAACTTCCCGCGTGAGTGTCGCTATTGTACCGTTTGAACACACCAACCATAGAACAGTATCCGGGTTCTGTTGATAAGTCATATCAACAAAAGCCCCTCCCTGTATGTGTGGAGAAAGGATAGTTAAATCAGAAGACTTGTAGCTTGATGACAAGAAATCGTAAAGAATCTCCCTAAGTTTCTGTGCACCTCTTTGAACGTAATAACAAAAATTTCCTATCTTCTTTGGAACAATAGCTTCTGATCCCCAAGAAGTCTGTTGGATAACAGAAGCACTAGCAGGCGTCAAAGGGTTACCTGTGCCTATCCCCGCGGTGATGATAAACTCGCCACCATACGTACCCACAATCAAATCATTCATCGGAGCCATCCACTTAATATCATTGGACTGTGTGGCCGCTAATTGTAAATTTAGAGCATCATCATTGGCGCCACCATTTACTGCGTAATTTGTGAATACAAAGTTTGCAGTCCCCCATACCGTTTGAGGTTCCGTAGCAGTACGAGCCGCAAATAACCTAGATTGCATAAAACAACCACGTGCGGGCCACCCGGAAGGATAAGACCAAGAAGGTAATGCCCAAATAGAAGTTGTCCCCGAAGTAGACAAGAGAGACTGAACTGTAGCCGTAGCCGTGGAAGGATTAGTAACAGCCGTAATTGTAAGATAGCCCTGTACATCAAGTCCTGTAGTGGAGGAAGTGACCGTTGACCCTATACTAAAGAACGCCCCAACATGACCAACGTTTACGCCGCTTGAAGGAGTAAATATATTTGAGTTTGCCGCTATTGTTACAGACCCGGAAGATCCGTTGACATTGACCGTTAAAGAGGTGTTCGTATTTGTAGCTTGGAATGGACCGCCAGTAAAAGGAAACGCCGCAAGCACCCAATTAGTTGACCCTAAACGTGTCAATGTTTGTGGCTGGTAGTTCCCGTGGAATAAGTAAATAACATCATTGTCTTGACAGTATTGAATTGAAGGAATGTCTGCAGCCGCGTATGTATGCGCTACTGAATACGGAGTAGTCCCGGTAGAAACAACCACCGCGCCGTTGTAATAAAAATTAAAATACCCAACGCCCATTTCTATCATGTAGCAATCTGTTACAGAGAAAATAAAAGGAATTAACCTAACTCCCGAGATAGTTGTTGATCCTCCCGTAATACAGGGATTGATAAACTCAAGTCCTGGCGTAGAAAGCGTAGACCCAAACGGACGGACTAAGAAGTTCTGCATGACAGCAGCCGCTTGTCCATATTGAGACAAGTCAGTGCGGCCCTTCAAAGAAGGCCCTAACTCACCGCCAGTAAAAGAACACTGTATTGTTTCTTGTTTTGGCATTATGTCCCCGAAGAATTACCCGCGGGCATATTACCGCCGTTACCTGTTAATCCACCATTAGCTGACAATATTGCCACAGCAGCCGCCAGTTCATCTTTCCCAAATATAATTGCTTCTTTGATAGCCGCTAGCTCAAGCTCACCCATTACTTGAATAAACTTTTGTTCAAAGCTAAGATTAGATTGATTTGTCGTAGCAGTTATTTCTTGTCCTAGCGCAACTAAATTAGCAATAGAATCTTGTTTAACCTTAGGCCATGCTGACTCTGTGATAGTGATGAACTCATGTCCGATAAACTCAAAGAAGTTAACGACAGAACTTTCGACCTTTTGCAATATCTGAATAAAATTCATATTATTTCCCTCCTTGATTGATAACTCCCTGATTCCCCGCCTTTGCAATCCCGTGACGCAAAGCAGCCACCATTGCTAGAACCGTAGCGTCTTGTGATAGCTGAATAAATGATGCAAGAGAGTAGTCTCCTGTAACCATAAAATGAATCAGCGTGAAAACACCTGTGATTATTGCCAAAATATATGTCTTGCTTCCGTCTATCTTTTGTAAAAAACTCATGCGTCCTCCAATTTTAAAACTCCCATTTCTACCAGCTCATTTATTATTTTCATCAATAACCATTCAGTTATTGGTAATTTTTGGAGCCTTCTTATGATATCATCTTTCGTCATGCACAATATAAAGATTCCTTACAACATTTAGCTAATTGATCCTGGATACAATCTGCCCTTGCTTTTGAATTAGATACCGCTGCCCAAATCTTTTCCTGACCATTTTTAATATCAATGACATTCTCTTTTACATCAGTCAATACTTGACTACCACTCCAACCAATAATGCCAAACATTGCTGATAAGCACAGCAGAGCAAATGGGGTTGACCATGCTCCTTTTCTTCTTTCATTATGAACTACCACGACATTCTCCTATTGTGTTGCTTGAACAGGGAACAGGGCTAATTGTCCTTGCAAGTTAGCAATGTTAGCGTTAATGTTGGCTATCTGTGCTGTTAATTGAGCGAGTTGATTTTGAGCTTGTGCTAAAGCCATCGTCAACTGCGCTTGTGTTAAGTTCTGTGTAAATGTCTGGACTATTGTTGTCCCGTCAGCGGATAAAGCAGTACTCGTTAACGCCGCTGTTCCAGACAATTGATTTGGTAATGGCATAAATCCTCCTATGCGTCATGTTGCCAATCAGAATACTTGGCTTCCGTCCATGCGTAATCGTTTAAGGCTTGTTGGTTCCCGGTCTGGGAATTGGCGCTCATCGCCTTTGGCAGTGAAACTGTTTCATACTTCTTAACGAAAGCACTAGCTATCGTCGCTGAATTTATAATTACAAAAGCTATGTCTGAACATAACTTGTCAACAAAAGCGTCAAGAAAGTAGCTTGGATAGTCCCCCGGATTATCGTCATAGAACGTATACATGATTCCCAAATTTAATGTGTCCGAGATTAACTGTCCGCTTTCTTCACGGATGTTTGCTGTGGCGGGGTTCGTCATCCAGATTCTTATAACGTTTGACGGAAGTTGATAGGTGACAACTTCGCCCGGATAATAATAAGCTGGTGGCATTGCGGAAACAGAAAGCTGTGTCCTGATAGTACAGAAATTCCACTTACACTCTGAAAGAATAGACTGTAAGGACATTTCATAGACGTTGCTTAATGCAATAGAATTAGGAGTGCCGTCATCAATGTTTATGATTGTCGTAGCTCCGCATAGCACAAGAGCTTTATTTATGATTTGCGTCTGGGAATTGGCCATGATCTCTCCTTAAAAGAAAGGGGCTAGGGTGATAGACGCACCTTCGCCCCATTTCTCTATGTGTACCGTAAGATCGTGGTAATAGTCCCGATCGTTGGAGCCGTTAAGCTTGCGCCACCTAAGGTCAAATAAATAGGTGTCATAACGTTTACCAAGACCTGTGTACTACCAGACGTTGTGGTGGTACCAGATGTCACCACATAACCCATGCCAATGGGATTATTCAATCTCACTGAACAGAGATTCTGTGTGCCTGTACTTACAGCGCCAACAATATAGGCTGTTGAGTTTGAAATCAACAACCCTGTGCTGGTTGACAATCCGACGTTGATCGCACAAGTTGTAGGAGCAAAGGTTACTGGAACATAAACTTCAACTCCCACAATCTTTTTATTAGCAGGGATATATCCGATCAAGATAGTATCACTGGTGGAGGGTGAAGTAGTCAACCCCCAGGTGAAACTGTCTAACCAGATTTTTTCAACTGCCTTGACATAGCCGTCAGCGATAAGGTTATCGCCTGAACCGCCAGCTTGATAATTTGTAACTTGTGTTGCGTTATAATTAGCCATGATGCTTTCCTTTCCCGGTACTCTGCCGAGTGTTTGTTACTAGCCTTCATTCATTATTACGACCCGCGCTTCTTCAAGACGCACAGCGCCGATATTAACTTCATAATACACTTGCCAAGAATACGACAAGTCAAACCGTTCATCAGTACGAACCATAGGAGCATCTGACAAAGCCGCGCAGACACCGTACTTCTGGTAAGCGATACCGATCAAGGTTGAAGTTGAAGCCGCCGCAATACGGGTTGTAGTATTCCACTTAAATCCCATCCACGTATCGATCTCACCACGAACCAACGCTTTCACGCTGTTGTAGTCAGATGATGTTGCGGCTGTGGTATTCAAGAGGTTGTCCAAAGCATCAGGACGAATCGCAATATAACGATCTTCCATCTCAATGTCGCCAATATCAAACTGTTGCTTAACTGCGATGATACGAGCAAGCGTCATAGAAGCAGACGACATCAATACGATGTTACTATTAGTAACTGACGATGAGCCTGTTTCACCAGCGGAAGCGTTGCCTAACATACCTTGCTGAATAATCGAATCGTCTAACTGACGAGCGATAGATTCTCCTGCCGCAATGGTATAAGCACTGCGAGGATCAGAGATTACTTTTAACTCGTCAGTTCTATCAAGCAAACGAGCATCATTGTAATCTAACATTGTCCCCATACGACGAGCCAAGTTCGGGTCATTGTTAGGGGTTTGAGAGTTTCTACCTGCTTTGAGAGACATAGCCCATTGACCGATTTGGTCTTGGAAGAAGGTCTTCCCACGCACGTTGGGCTTCATATACACAGTGTTTATGAGCTTGCTATATTTCTGTTGAGCAAGTTGCATAATGTTCTGTGAATACGCTTGTGCGTAAATTGTTGCTTGTGTATCAGCCATCACTGACTCCTTGTTTCAACTACATTACAGCTTGTCCTTTTCAGGGGCCTTTCGGTAATACGCGGGGCATTTCAGCTTATCCGTAAATCATCCTCAACGAGTAACAGGGCTTTCGCTTATCCATTAGCTCGTTGTGCTACACCAATCAACATATTGTAACGATCAACCGCTGCTGCGTGTTCGCGGTCAGTAAACTTGCCCGCTTGATTCATATACGGTCCGTTCATATCCTTAGACATCTTTAAACATTCCTCTTTAGCATCTGCCGGTGATAAGCTAAAGCGTTTCATCTGGAACTCGGGAATCTTGTTTTCAGCGAACTGACTACCTACTTGCGCTAAGAACTTAATCAAGCGCGGATCACTTGAAGCCACCGTGGTAATAAAATCGTTTGTGTCCTTGTCAGCAGAGAACTTGTTTATAACCATCTGACCTAACTCAACGTTAGTGTCATAGGTATCGCCCCACTCGCTCTTTAATTGATTGACAGTCTTGACCAACTGTTCCTTGTGGGCGTTCATTGATTTACTGTACGCTTCCACGTTGACCTTTTGATACGTGTCCCATATTCCCTTAACTGCCGCCGGGTGTACCTTATGAGCGTGCATGATCTCTGCGAACTGGTTCTTATCCAGTGTCAGACCTTTAGCCGCCATGTCCTTTGGAATGTTGGCATCTGCAAGACCATATCCTTCTGCCTTATCAGGTATCCCCATTGCCTTACTAAATCTATTCCAACCCTCAACGTCATTAACGTCTTTAGGGATTGGGACTTTCTCATGTCCTAAAAGCTGTTCAAGGTTAGCATAACTGGTCAGCGCCTTGTTTAAACCGTCAGGCGTGTCATCAAACTTAGATGTCAAAGGACTTCCTTTAACGTCTGGTGTTAGTTGAGACTTCCAATTCCATGCTTGACCTGCACCTGCTACCGCACCTGCGGCATCTGGGCCACCACTAATTGCACCTGCTGTTTGGGCAGCGTTATCCTCTAGTAATGCCATGTTTATCTCCTTTTGTTTTTACGACGTTCTGCTTTACCTGTACGTGCCATTATGATTGCCTTCCTTCTAACCCGAATCGGATTAGACTACTTGAATATGTTGGGACTACGTTCTGACTCCAACATCCGTTCTCCCAACCGTTATTAAATGAGCCAACGGTAAATCCTGTGAT